CCATAGCAGGGTCAAACCCAACTACGGTATAGCCTTCAACTTGAGCAGGGTGTCCTGCAGCGCCAGGTCTTAGCGGACCTCGCTTACGCATTCCATTTAAAGAACCCTGAACTAAATCAGGTGGGAATATAGAATCTTCAGTTACATCTTCTTGCTGATATACAAGAGCCCACGTAGACGGAGTAACTTCGCCTCTGCGCCGTGCAAGGGTCGGACCATCCCACTTAGGATATAGTCCCTCCGCATCTGGGGTGTCCTCATCGCCATCCCAGGCAACATCCGATTTAGGCCAGAGCGTTGTCCAGTCTTTCGTCTTATCAGCATACTGTAGAACAGCAGGCATACCCATATACGTAAATGGGCTTTTGCCGCTTGACCAATGCTTCGGGTCACGGAGTTCTTTATAAAAATCATTCGGCGCAATTCGGGTCCCTACTACCAGCAACTTGCCGTTCTTACCCAAACGGGTAATAACTTCTTTCTGTAGCCAGTTAATCTGCTTCTCGTGTTCGTGAGCATTGGCTGTGGTTATACAGTCATCAAGAATAATCAAGTCAGCACGGGCACCATAGATTTGACCCCCCATACCGAGTGCCTGGATAGTCGGGTCTTTTTCAGATGAATCACGAGCATCGTTACCCAGATAGACGGTATCAACACGCCAGGTATCAGAGTCTTCTTTCCATCCCCCTTCTGGTCCAAAAGTTGTTTGCAACTTCAACCAGCGCGGGTGGCTTAACCTTTGCTTTATTGCGTACACGAATTCCCGTGCTTTGACTAACGTCTTAGAAACTACGATGATTCTAACATTGGGATTTAGCGCGATGCGGTAGGTAGAGTAATTCACCGTAATCACGGTGGACTTAGCGTGCTCAGGCGGCACGTTTACAAGGAGGCGGTGTTTATCGCCAGGCTCGTAAATCATATTAGGGTGGAGCCAACTAGGGTCTTTACCCTCTAGTAAGTCAATCCAGTCCTGATGGTGCGGGAAGACCCTCTGGTCTAAAAACATCTCAGAGAACTGTGGGAAGGATACATCCTCACGGGCTACCCCTAGCGCTTTTAGGGAGTTCTCTTTAGCGCTTTCTTTGGCGTCAGCCAAATCCTGGGCAAACTGTTTATCCCTGGAAATCCAAATACGGACAGTGTCTGGCTTTTTGCCCAACTGTTCCATAGCCCTCTGCACTGGCATACCCTCAGATACCAGGGCCAAGACTTTGGCCTTGGCTTCAGCCATAGCCTTTGTCCTAGGGTTATTACCTTTCTGAAAAGTCACAGTATTGTCCCATCTGCAATAGTCTATACAGCCTGTCAGATACAGATAGAGATACAGTCTGTAACGCAAGCCCTAAAGGCTTGCTACTGCACGGGACTATAAATAGTCCCTACTATCTATTAATCCGTTCAAACAGCCATTCCGAACGGTTTATAACAAAAGTGTTATACAGATAACAGTCTAAATAGGACAAAATAGGACAGAATAGGGGCATAGGCTCTGTACGGAAAAATCTTTATCGGTGTTACTCTACTGTGTCTAACCCGCCTTTAATAAGTCTGGGGTCTGCATAGACTCAGCACAGACACAGACCAGTCCTGCTCTATTCTGTAGCAGGGCTTGCTGACTGTAGACTATCTCCGCTCCCTATCAGTCGCGCCAGTCCTGTAATAATACTATCCGACAGCACTGGCTAAAAACAGAATCGGCAGAGCCGATTACTCAAGGGCCTATTCAGCCCTTGACCCGAACCAGCGTTCCGCTGGACCGATGTCTGCTCCGATGGCTGGCAGGTGGACAGTGCTAGACGCACCGCGTCTGTCCGCGTTGCCTCGCGTGTCAGAGCCACGCGCCGTCAACGCCGTGCGCTTTATGCGTCGCACCGCTGGTCGCTGTCGCGTTTCCACGCGACTGGCGAACGCTCGCCACGGCTCGCTGTCGCTCTTTGTTCCTCGGCGCTAAAGGCACTCGTCACAATGTCGCGCCACGCCCCGACCTGCATCTCGCCACAATGTCGGCGTGTCCAAGGCCACGCTACGCCATTGTCAGGCTCGTGCTCCTACGGTGCCGCCATCGTAATCTGCACTGTCAAATCCGCAAGCGGATTTCTCTCCGCGTGGTAAACCACGCGTCTGTCGCGTCGCAAGCGCCGCGCCCCGCCCCCTCGCAAGCGAGGGGTGTGACAGGCAGATTTGCGATATCGGCATCTCAACGCTGGGTTGAGATAAGAAAGGATATAAAATAGGTAATGCTCCTGCTGGTGCAGTATATATAGGAAGGGGCAGTAAGTGGGGCAATCCCTTCATAATTGGTAAAGATGGAACCAGAGATGAAGTGATTCAAAAATTCGCTGAGTATGCGCTTGATATTCTGGTAGAGAATCCTAATTGGTTGGCCGAGATTAGGGATAAAGATGTTTATTGCTACTGCGCACCGCTCCGTTGTCACGGTGATGTGCTTGCTAGTTTCGTTAAGAAAGGAAATGAGTAATGTACGAAATCACCTGCCCGAACGCTGATGAAGTGTTCATCGTTGACGAGTCTGGTCTCTATGAAATAGGTGACCAGCCTCGCTGCTACTGCGGTATGTACTACGAGATAAAGGAGATAACCAATGTATGAAGCACTGGGCATATCAGTCACTAATATGTGCTATCAATGCTACGCATTGAACGAACTATGTCCCGACTGCCTTGAAGCCAAGGAAACTCGGGACATACAGAACGCTCATCAAATCGTTGATGAGCATTCTGACTACTACTACCGTGGCTACGGCGCAAACAAAACAGCCGTAGCCTCGGCTGGCTCACTAGGTGAGCCAAGTCCGCTGTCATCACTGCGTGATGAGACGAGCGGACACGACTGGGTTGGCTCAGTTATCAAACTATCCAACCGAACTAAACGCTACAAAATCGGTGCTTCAATGACAGATACCACTATTCGTGAGTATCTGGTCATTGAGGAAATTGACGGAGACCACCGCGATGAGTTCCTTGAACCCATCGCTAACCTAACAGACAGGTTTATGGACCTTGAAACTTCACTCACTATCACACACGGCGAGACCATCTGCACTTCGTGTCATCTGGTCTGCAACAAACACGCCGTGTGCCCTAACTGCAACTAATCCAAACGGGGAACCCCGTCACGATGTGACGGGGGATTCCCCGCCAAACAACTAATAAGGAGATAACGAAAATGACCACAGCAAACAAGTTCCAATTCAATAACGCTCTACTCAAGAATGTGAGAGACCGCAAGGATTTCCTCACAGCAACAGTTAAATCAACACAAACAGAATATCTGCCTGACGGCACTATTCGCAGTCGCTTTATCGCATCACGCAATGTGACTATCTATGACCCAGCACTGGTAGCACTTATCAAAACCGCGGTGCAAGATACATCTGAGTTCCCAGTCAATTGCTCAGGGTATATGACCAGCACAGTTCGTGGCCAAGGTGATGACTCAGTTTGGTATGACAACCAAATCATCACAGAACTAACAGTTCTAAACTAAAAAACTGGCAGAGCAGGGCTTCGCCCTGCTCTGCTGTAGTTTTTTTTCAGACGGCCCAGCAACATTAACGGCCATATACAAGTCCAATATCTACAATGACTATGACAGCAATAGCAGTATACAAAGCCCATCAGTGGGAGCAGGCATACCACGATATGCACAGAGTATTAAAAATGGAAAGGGCAAACACAAGAAAAGAAGCAGGCTGGTCTTTAATAAACAGATACAATCTTGAGATAGAAGAAGTAGAAGATGATGTACGATTTAATCCAACTGGTAAAGCATACATTGTCCGCATAGTAGATAGTGAACAAGAAGTAATTTCAGATGGTGTAGCAGGAACATTAGAAGAAGCATTTACAGAATGTATGAGTGGTGTAAAATGATGACAATGTATATGACCCGCAGATGTCCTGTCTGCTATAAGACAGGCAGTATTATGGTAGATGAATCCGAGTTGCTACACTATCTACGCGGCAACTTTGTTCAGGATAGTTTCAAGTCTATGTCTGCTCCATTCCGTGAGCAGATAATTACTGGCACTCATCCTGAATGCTGGCAGTCAATGTTCGGACAAGAACTAGAGGAGACTATCAATGACTAACCTAGAAGCAGAATGTTTTAAGTGTGGCACCGCTATATGGGTGCCCAACTATGAGTATGTATCTGACAGGAACTTCTGTTACCCGTGCGCTAGTAGTTATATGGGCAACTTTACTGGAGTAAGCCTTGAAGAACTAGACAAGTTACGCACAGATACGGAGATAGAGAATGCGTGATGAAGACTATCTAAAAAACCTAGGAGATATAGCCAAGTGGCTAGACACTCTGATTGTAGAGGTCAACAAGATAAACGAAACAGTTGAAGACTTGATAGCAGAGGCACCAGTATCATTAGAAGCGTGGGACAAGGTCGGCAACCAGATATGGAGTAAGTAATATGACTGTTAAATCTGCAGCAAGAATACGCTCTGAGGCTGCTCAGTATGCTAAACAATTTCTTGCTCATAAGTATAGAGAAGAATTCAGAGAACTATACGAAGCATATTTAATTAACAGAAATGTTTCAGTAAAAAGAAAAGTAATATCAATGATAGATGAAAGAGAGTTGGTCCGTGAATGAAGTTATCTTTCCGCACATATCAACAGCAGTCACCTGGCTATACCTCATTGGCATTGGCTATTGCATATACAGATGGAGTAGTAGA